ATACTAGAAACACCAAGGTCCTTTCTTATAGAAGTAGCAAGGAACTCCGTGTTCGTTGTGCTTGTTAGGAGTAAATGATGGAACGTGACCACTACCATCCCAGTAATGATGGTGATGATGGTGGTGGTGGCGTCTACGCCTTGGCACTGGTTTGTACCAGCAGTTCCAGGACATAAACATTGGATCGTAAACACAGTGCGAAGGTGCAACCTCTCGCTCACCGTCTGTGATACGATGCCTGTGGTGTGCTTGAGCAACAGAGGGCATTAAAAGAAGAGTCAGACCCAGGGCGAAAAGTCTCATAGTTCTAGTTCATTTCCGTGTCTTGAACCTATTCTACCACGTACGATCACGTCAAATGCAATGCATAGACGCTTTTCTGAGTGGCACACCTCTGCTCTGTGTACTAACTGGGATGGAAACATCACCAACGTACCAGGTTCAGGGTGGATAGTGAATTGCTTTGCTGTGCAGTCAGTGAACCCAACCACATCAGGTTCTAGTGTGGGAACAAAGCAGTTGAGAAACTGTGCTCCTTTGTTGAAGAACAGTCTACCACTCTCTTCGTCACACATTATATAGTAGACGCCACTCATAATTGCGTTGGAATGTGAATGCCAATCGCAGGAGTCACCCTGACGATGAAACACACCCCACGAACGTACGATCTCAATCTCATTGCTAGGGTCAACCAACAAAGCATTGTACATCCAGTCTTTCACTTGGTTGAGAATCAGTTCCTGAACCTCAGGCAAGCGAGAGAGAATCTGTTTGGTCTGACTAATTGATTTAGTCTCGAACCTATCCCACGGGAAAATAGTATCGAAAACAGAAAGGGTCCCCTCAGGGACCCCTACGTTCTCTTCAAACACTGGTGTGGGGAAGAGTTGGTGCATCATCGTGTAAAATAACGATCCATTCTAAGTTTGATGTAATACATCCCGATGACCCACAGGGAGAAGAGAAACCCTTCTCCGTAACTCATCGAGTTCCAGGCGTGTACAACGTCCATCAGTCCTCCTCTGCCAGTTTGGCAAAGTAACTCAGTGCGTCGTCTTCTTCAGCAACTCCTGCAGGTGCAGAAGCTTTTGCCTTTGCGAACGTGTCAACGTCCTCTGTCCACGCTGGACTGTTAGATCCAGTGATGTCAGGGGAGTTGAAGTTTCCACGTCCTTCGGACTCATCCTCCAGCGACTCGTCAACCACACGAGGTTGAACAGACTTGCCAAGGACAGTCTGGAGTCGTGTATCAAGTTCTTCGTAGCTCTTGAAGTTTGAGTCATCGGTGAACTCCTTGAGAGAATATGTACTGTTGTACACTTCCTCCAGGCGCTCGTCGTCGTATCCACCCAACGTACCAGGGGCAGCAAAGGTAGAGTCGTCGTAGTTCCAGTAACCTGCAACCTGCTTAATCTTCAGTTTGAAATCAGCACCAGTCCAAAGATCGAACGGGTCAATAGCGGGTTGCGGATCATAATCATTCTCGTCTGGTTGCATACGAGCGGTAATCTTATCAAAGATACGCTTACCGAACTTATACAGGAAGACTTTACCTTCGTTCTCTGGATTCAGAGGGTCTTTAGCGACATAAATGTTTGCATAGTAGGACAGTTTGCGCTTTTGCTTACGTGCGACATCCTTATCGGACTCGCGACCAGCATTCCACAACGTACTGTTGTGAGCGCACACAGGGCACTTCTCTCCTTTGGTTGTCGGGCAGTTCTCGATCAACCAACCACCTGGTCCTTGGAATGCGTGACTCCAGACCTGTGCCCAAGGCAGGTCGCTGTCACCCTGAGCGGGGAGAAAGCGAATGATGGCAAACCCGTTGCCAGATTTGTCAACCCCAGGTTTCCAGAGACGCTCGTCAGATTGCTTACCGTTGCTGTTGAGTTTCTCCAACTGCTTGGTAAGTTTGCCGAGATTGGAACCAGAGGATTTCTTAAGCGATGCGAATGACATAATTAGTCTTTTGTAGTGTGTTGTGTGTTGTGTACTACCCAATAAGGGTAACAGGATTATTTAGCACTGTCAAGCTCTTTTCTCCAGGACTTGAGGCGCTTGGACATATTTTCCAGGACATCGTTGATGCCTTGACCACCACTGTACAGTGCGGTCATCTGGTCAATACGTATCTTGAGGTCTGCTGCTTCCTTGTCCTCCAATGACATCAGAGACAGTCTAGCATAGAAGACCTTCTGTTTGGCAACCAATTCCATAGTCTTCTCAAGATGATCTCTCTTCTCCTGTTGGCTCATCAATGGAAACCTGATGGAGATGTCGTAGAGATCCTTGTACAGGGACTGCATATCGTGCAGTTCCTGACGTACTACTTCTGAATGGTAAAACGGTTCGCTCATAGTGGGAGCACTCCTCTCGATGTTTTCTTTACGTAGTTGAGTTGTTGAGCGTTGTATTTGATCTTGTCTTTGAGAGGACGGGAGATAAGTTTGTTGACGGTCTCGACTTCGATCTCGTACTCATCACAGACAACCACGACAGCATCGATGTAGTTCACGAGACCATTACTATTCTTCACCACATCCTCAACAAGAGAGGAGAATTTCGATTGCGTCATAAATTTGTCTTGGAATTCTTTCATCTGTAAGAGGTATTAAAGTCGTGAATGTATTCTTGCAGAAGTTTATACAACTCATTCAAATTCCGTTTCTCAATCACTTGCATCGTACCGTCTTCGACGGCGATGATAGTTACAACTTTCTGTACTTCAACGCCACAACGTTCATAATACATTGCAGCGTACGCTGCTTCTTGTACAAAGTAATTTTCGATCCAGGATTCCTGCTTGGGTTTTGTTGATGTCTTGAAGTCAATGACAGCAAGTTCACCATCAAACTCTGCTATGCAGTCAACACGACCAGCAATGCGAAGATGATCACTGAAGAGAGGAGCTTCCAACAAGTGAATGTTGTTGATCCTATCCAGCGTCTCAATGGCAGACCTAAAAAGATATGAAGCAAGGGGATGCGTTTCATCTTTAGGTAGTCCTTCGTTCTTCAAATAACATTCTACCATACCGTGGAATTTATTGCCACGATTAGATGCTTGTGATGAAATCTTGTTAGCTTTTTCTTCGCCAACACGCTTTCTCCACTTGAGGATCGAGTCTTTCTTCTTGTGACTTGTAATTGTGGTGATGGATGGGTACCATCTACCTTCACTAACTTCATAGAGTCGCATTCCGCTAGTCTTTGTGACAGCGTTCAACTCAGTTAGCGGGACTGGAGGTCCCACCATTTTGAACATAATTAAAATCCTAGATTAATTTTGCTGACCAAGTATTCACGTACAAGACCAGAACGTACGATGTCTTCAATACCAAACTCAACGCAGTCGAATGATGGCATCGTGTTGAGGATCCTCATAAAGTCAAGGACTCCGTTCTTCTCGTTACTCTTGACCAGATCGGACTGGGTGTAGTCACCACTGAAGATGATCTTAGAATTCTGTCCGATACGTGTAATGATACTATCAAGTTCGTGAAAGTTCAAGTTACTGAACTCATCAACAATAACAATACAATCATCCAAAGTAGTACCACGGATGAAAGATGTGGACCAGAACGAGATAGTTTCTTGTGCTCTCAGATTGTCGTACAACATATCAAATGCTGCATCGTCAGGCATCTGGAACATATACTTGACCATATTCTTATAGGGAATCTGGTACAAGTTACTCTTGTCTTCGTGGTCTCCAGGAAGGAAACCAATCTCCCTAGTAGGCACAAGAGAGCGAACCATATACACCTTCTCATAAGGAGAGGATGGTTCTAGTACGTCTTTCAATGCAAGATACAGACTGATGAATGTCTTACCAGTACCAGCGGCACCGTGCAAGACCAAGTGTTTGCCTTCAGCATATGATGTGAACACTCTCTCCTGATTATCAGTGAGAGGTTCGATCACCTTGAGGTGATCCATATTGATTGGTTTTTTTCGTCTCATCTGTTTCGCTGTCATACCAGAGGGAACAGGTGTCTTTCGCTTTCTTGGCGGCATAATCAAGTGAATCGGCTAAGGTTTGCACCAGGATGGGCGGACTGGATTTTCTGCATCACTTGCTTAAATCCATCGGACTGTTTTGGTTTTCCATATACAGTGGCAACATTTTGATTGCCAAAGTATCGTTCCAATTCAGGGTGCTCTTCTTTGTATTTATCGAGAGCAGCGATCGACATATAATTTGATGTGATCTCGCCAGTCTCTTTGTTAATCCATTCGTAGGTTGGCATTAGTCTTTCATCCGTTCGTGTTCGATTTCTTTACGTATCCTATCTAGGTCTCGTTTGAGTTTGATTTCCATCCATTTCATTCTCATCTTCAGAAAAGCATAACGGATCTCCATTGAGATCCACATCGATAATCGTTCCACACCCTCGGGACCAAACGCTGCAAGAAATACTGCAGCGAGTATTGCCGTGACGTAGAAACCGATGAGATAGGATGGAATCATTAATCAATCCTCAGACAGGGTTGGGTATCATCCCATTCTTCAGGACATTCACAATCTTTCTGGCACCATCCAAGGGCGTCAGCGACTGTAGGGAACTGACAAATGAAATGCTGTTTACAGAGTTCTGCAATTTGCATATGCTCTTTTTGTGTACCGTGACCAGTACGTAGATTAATATAATGGATCCACGAACGAACTGATCCCGTCATCATCATTCTTGTCGGTACGGCAAGGGGGAGCACCATTCTGGCACACTCCTTTGCGACTCCAACTTCGAGAAGATGACGGTAAACATCCTGTGCCTCATAAAAAAGATCACGGATGGTTTTCTGAAGTGCCTTGACTTCTGCTTCAGGAAGATCATCAATACTATTTTGCCTGTTCTTAGTATCTTGACGACGAAGTTCAGGCAGAGGGATCTCATCCATCAAAAGATTTGCATCAGCATACCGCTGGGAAAACTCTTGATATGTGAAGCTACGGTGCCTCAGGATTTGAGCTCCGATTGCCCGTGTAGTATTGATCTCAAGCGTCATAAATGCTTGCTCGAACACAGACCAGTGCTCGTGCTCAATACAATACTTCAACAGACCAGCAACCTTAGGGTTGTCTTGGTTCTTGGGATTGCTTACACGTGCAATATACCCCATAGTTTTTTCAGCATCAGGAGTGACGCTGATAAGGCAAACTTTACTCATCCTTTAAGAATCCTCACGATAGCAACCAAGCAAATTGCTTGGAAATAATTGATTGCCTTGATACCAAACAGTGCTGGCAAAGACCAGTTCCAGGTTAGCATAAGGACTAGAGGTGCTGCAAATACTGTGCCGAGAAAAGCACCAACCATTTCAGCAGTAACGTACTCTTTCTGTTCAGGAGTTTCCTCCTGCTCAAGTTCCGCTTTGATTTGTTCTTCCTCTTCTTTCTTAAGATTGAATTGGTAGATACTCATTTTGGTGGGGTCCATACTTTAGGG